GGTCATATCCTGCGCGCTTTTTTTGTCGATAAGGGAATTTTTTGAGCCAATACTACTACGGGGGTGAACAGTGAGTAAATCGGGGTCGGGGGCAGCAACGGTTGAGCAGGTGCCGACATCGGAGCTGATCCCATACGCACGCAACGCACGCACGCACAGCGACGCGCAGGTGGCACAGATTGCCGGCAGCATTCAGGAGTTCGGGTTTTGCAATCCGGTTCTGATCGACAAGGCAAACGGAATTATTGCCGGGCATGGCCGGGTGAGGGCGGCGGACCTGCTGAAGCTGGCGACGGTCCCCTGTATCCGCCTTACGCATTTGAGCGATGCCCAACGACGCGCGTACATCTTGGCGGACAACCGTATTGCCCTGAATTCCGGGTGGGATACAGAGATGCTCGCAAACGAGCTGAGCGACCTGCACGCGGATGATTTGGATTTGGGGCTGTTGGGGTTCGAGCCGGATGAGTTGGGGAAGTTGCTGGATTTGCCCGCAGAGCCGCAGGAGGAAGCAATACCTGAATCGGCGTATTCAAACCAGTACGGTGTAATCGTCGTGTGCGAATCCGAACATGAGCAGCAACAGATTTACGAGCGGCTGACGTCAGAAGGGCTGAAGTGTAAGGTGGTCACAACATGAGAATCGAAGTCAGAAACCGGTGCAGCGATTTCACAAGCTATCGAGCCGCCCGCGTTAAATCGCTGTTCAACGCAGAGTCCGGGTGCAACTTCAGCCTCAACGCCGATCTTCCGCTGGAGGATAAGGAGTGGAGTATTGGCGTGGTTGTCGGTCCGAGCGGAAGCGGCAAAACCTCAATTGGTCGCAGCCTTTGGGGCGGAGATGCGTTCTACGATAGGCCGTGGCCGACAGACTCGCCAATCGTCGACGCCATAGCCACGGGCGGCGACTTTAACGACGTGACGGGCGCGTTGGCGTCAGTGGGGCTCGGCGACGTTCCAGCGTGGCTGAGGCCCTACGCGGTGCTGTCAAACGGCGAAAAGTTTCGCGCCGACCTGGCGAGGATACTTTCAGAAGCTCCCCCGCACGTTGTCATTGACGAATTTACTTCCGTAGTTGACAGGCAAATTGCAAAGTTTGGTGCCTTGGCGTTTGCGAAAGCGTGGAGGCGAACAAAGGGGCAGGCCGTATTGCTCTCGTGTCACTACGACATTCTGGACTGGATTGAGCCCGATTGGGTGTTCAACACGGAAACAAAGCGGTTTCACGGGAGGTGGCTTCAGCAAAAGCACGACGGTACTGCCGGATGGTACAGACGGCCAAAGTTTGAGCTTGAGATTTGGCAAACAGACTGGCGTTACTGGGCGGAGTTTGAGCCGCATCACTATCTGAAGATGCCGCGAATGATTGCGGCGAAGTGCTACGTTGGGACCGTAGACGGACAGAGGGTTTGCCATATGGCGGTATCGACGGCAAATAAAGGCGGATCGGCGGAGGCGCGTGGGTGTCGTCTGGTTGTGCTGCCCGAATGGCAGGGGGCCGGCGTCGGTTTGCGATTCTTGAACGCCGTTTGCGAGTTGCAAATGACGGGCGGTGTGGGGGCACGACTCGAAGGCCGTAAGGTTACAACCGTGTTTCATACTTCCCATCCCGGTCTCTGTGCAGCCCTGCGGCGCATGCCGCAATGGCGGCAGGTGTCGGCAAAATTGCACGGCGTCAATAAGAAACACTCTGGCAAAACAATGGCCGCGTCCGGGGCGTCGCGGTCACGTGGAAAAACAACGGCAACAACAACAACAACGGGCGCGGAAATGATTGCGGCGGGATTCGGGGGCCACTTTCGCGCGGTGCAGGGATTTCGTTATTACGGGGACCAAAAAAAGTGAACCTGTTTTTGTGCGGGCAAAAGACATTTGGGGCAACGGTGCTGCGACGGCTGCGAAGTGACGGACACACACTTGCGGGCGTTTGCTGCCCGGTTGACGCGAGCAAAGATGACGCCGTTTACAGTGCTGCCAGAACCTTCCGCATTCCGGTTGTTCCGTCTGGCAGTTTGAACGCAAACACTATGCCGTCTGGGGTTGACCTGATTGTGTGCGCTCACAGCCACGACTTTGTGGGGGCGGCGACGAGGCGAAAGGCACGCTTCGGTGCGATAGGGTTTCACCCGTCCCTGCTGCCACGGCATAGAGGCCGAGACGCGATCAGATGGACGATCAAAATGCGAGACGCAATCACGGGCGGCTCGGTGTACTGGCTGGACGATCGAATGGACGCTGGGCCTGTGGCCGCGCAGCGATGGTGCTTTGTCAATCCTGAGGACGATGCAAGCAGCCTGTGGAGACACACGCTGTTTCCGATGGGGGTGGATCTGTTGTCGTCAGTTGTGCAAGATGTCGCGCGGGGAATAATCGTGAGGCAGCCGCAAGACGAGTCGTTTGCGACGTTCGAGCCGGCGTGCAATCCACCGCCGGTACGACGGCCAGACCTACTCGGACTTCCTGGGCCTGGTGTGACGTTTTCCGGGCGAGAGTACGCAGTGGTTGGATCAGACGCGGGATACCCGTGGAAGGCGGAGCCGTTATGAGCACACCCGAACTATTCACCGAACCTACGCATGTGCGTGGGGATCTGCAATCCGTGGCGCAGGCCGTCAAAAAGGGCTGGAAGATTCCCGAGGTGGTGTTTGAGAAAGCGGGCGTGGTGATAGCTAAGATCCTGCACGAGGGCAGCGCACGCGAAAAGCTGGCGGCTATGAAGTGCCTGCTGGCGATGAACGAGCAGAACACGCCCACGCAGCCAGTGCTGGTTGCACATCGGCACATTCATTCTGTCCACACAGATCCGGAGGAAAGCCTTGAGCGAAAGCGGAACGAGCTATCTCGCCGAATTGCTCGCCTCGGCTGAGTCCGAACAAGACCTGCGGGCAATCGAGGAATTGATTGCCGAACAGGAAAGCCGAACGGCGCAGGCTGGCAGGTGGAGGGCAAGGACGCTGGCGGAGGTCGCGCAGTTCTTCGGGGTGGCCACGCAGACGGTAAAGCAGTGGCGTACCGAAACGCCACCCATGCCCGGAGGTGATGGCGGTTATGATCTGAGCGAGGTTGTTCGGTGGCGTTTGGCAAAGCTCCAGAACAGCGGGGCGATGGACGCAAAGAGACAGGCGGAAGTCGAGGCGATCAGGCTGGTGAACGAACGCCGGACGATGGAGAACGCACAGAAGCGGGGGCTGTTGATCGAGCGGGAGGAAGTCGAACGGGATATGTCGTTGTTGTGGTCACGATTGGCAGCACGATTGCAGGGGATCGGCGAGCGAGTTGCAGGGTTAGTGCCGCAAGAAATCAAGGCCACGACGAAGGAGAGAGTGGAACAGGAAATCCGGGTGATTCAAAAGGAATTCACTGACGGGCTGGGGGATCTGATTGATGGCTAGATTGTGCGTGGAAGTCTGCCGGGAAATGCTGCGTCCGCGGGTGATTGAGTCCGCGGCAGACTGGTTGCGCACGAGTTTCTACGATATTCAGGGCCGGGCCTTCGACGAAAGCATGGTACCGTGGGTGACAGCTCCACAGGGGCCGTGCTGGGCCTACGATCAGGTGCAGTTTCGGGCGATCTGGTTGCAGTGGGCAGCCCGTATGTTCAAGACGAATTTCGGGTTGGCAATGTTGATGCGCGGCATGGACCTGCGACCCGAAGAAGCGATGTTCGCCACACCGGACGAGACGAATTGCAAGGGCGTATTCGGACGGTTCTGGAAGATGCTGGAGAACTGTCCGCGGCTGCGGGATCAGGTGCCGATTCAGCAACGACAGAGCAAGACGCGCATCCAGTTGCGGCGATCAGTCTGTCATGGTGCATGGCCGCGAGGAAAAAGCCGACTGGCGGACAAGTCCATTCGAGTCGGACACGGCAACGAAATTGACAAGTGGGTGCAGGAATCCACGAGCACGGAAGGCGATCCGCTGGAGCGATTCCGCAAACGCGGGGCGGAGTTTCCGGACCGCAAGTTTGTGCTCGAATCAACGCCTTCAGTCAAAGGCAAATCGGCTGTGGAATCGGGCCTGCTGCAGTCAACAAATCACCGCTATCACGTCCCCTGCCCGCATTGTTACAAGTTTCAAACGCTGGAATTCGGAGACGGAAAGCAGGCTGGCGGGATATTTTTTGACCGCCTGCCGTCTGGTCAGTCTGATGCGGATCTCGCACGCAAAACAGCCCACTATGTCTGCCGGTGGTGTGAGGGCCGTATCGACGACATGCAGAGGCCGTGGATGATGATGCGGGGCGTGTGGGTCCCTGCCGGTTGTGAGGTCGATCATCAGCGAGCAATGGACGCACGCAATTTGCCACCGGAAGATGCGTCGTGGTTGCGTGGTCAGCCGCTGCGGTGGGGGTCTGATTACGGCTGCCAGATCAGCGTTTTCTACGCTCTTTTCCACGGTTGGGGGCAAATCGCAGCCGATTTCGTGCAAAAGTGCAAAAACCCGACCAAATTGAGGCAATGGGTGAACGAAGACAAGGGCGAAACATGGGAGGCAAAACGCACAAAAAGCACGCCGGAACGCATTGGGCAACGCCTAAAAACCGAGATTCCTCGCGGTGTTGTGCCGGATTGGGGCCGATTGGTTACAGTGACAATTGACCAGCAGGCCGCGGAGGGCGGATTCCGGCTGTATGTGGTGTTGGCACATGGCAACGACTGGCGGGCGCACGTGGTGGACTACGGACTGACGCAGACGCTGGAGGAGGTCTGGCAGCAAGCCGTCACCCGGACGTATCAGCACGCAGACGGCGGCAATGACATCACGGTGCACGCAGTCGCGGCTGACTCAGGGTGGGCGACGAAGCAAACATACGACTGGTGCAATCTTCATGCTGGCGCTGTGCCCTGCAAAGGGGCTAACCATGACCTTGGAGGCAAGCCGCACAAACTAAACGCGGTCGAGACTGGAGACCATGCGGGGCAAATGCTGTTGACGGTCGCAACAGACTACTGGGAAACGGATCTGCAGGCACGGCTGGACGACCGCGAACCGGGCACAGCAGAGGCATTGACGCTGTGCGCGGGGGCCGATCGGGACATGGAATTTCTGGAGCAGCTCTGTAACGCCACGATCAGCGATCGAGTTGACAACCGAGGGAACGCAAAACTGCTGTGGGTGAAGCGAGATGAGGGCGTTCCGAATGACTTTCGGGACGCACTGCGGTATGGTTTGGCGTTGGCGTTGTGTTACGCTGAGGAACACGGCGGATTTCCGGGGCGGAGTGAAGTTAAAACGAAACGGGCGGTGCTGAATGCAGGCGAGAGACGACCGGACGGCAGGAGTTGGAATGAGTAAGCACCGCAAGGGACAACAGGCCACGCCGAAGCCACGGCAGGAGCCAGCGGCACCAGTTGAGCGAGAGATTGAGGCATATCGACGTTGCCCGGTGTGCTGGAACGGTCGCGGCGGGTATGGGGTTGCCTATTCGACGCAGGGCAGCGTCAGGTATTACAAGTGCTGCAAGTCCCGGAACGCTGACGGGCTGGGGCCGTGCGGGCATACGTGGTCTGTGCGTGTTGTGTTGTCGTCGGTGGTGGTGGAGTCACGGCAAATATTTCTGGACGGGCAGCGGTAATTGGTAGTGTTGGTAGTGCGGTGGCGGTGCAAAATGCCGGACACTGCACACCATGACGGACGCCAACGATTTACTGGCCGCCACGAACGCGGCAATCCTGAACTGCCTGACCGCACAGAGCTATTCTGTCGCCGGTCGCGCTAAGGCCATGGCGCAGCTGAAGGACCTTCAGGCATTCCGGCAGCAGTTGATGGACGAGATCAGCAACGGCAGCACCAGTTCCGGCGGGATGGCAACGCTCCTCAGTATGCAGGAGCCGACAGCATGAACGCTCTGGATCGGCTGATTTCGTATCTGTCGCCTTCGCTCGCACTTCAGCGAATGGCTGCGCGTGCATCACTCCAGCAGATTGCCCAACTGACCGGCACGCCACGCGGTCCCTACGCAGCGGCAAACGTCACACGGTTGAATGCGTTGGCGCAGCCTGTCACGAAAGAGAATCAGGTTTCCGGAAGCCGTGTTGATTCGTTGCGGTCGCAATCGTGGGATCTGTTTCGCGACAATCCATCAGCTCGCAAGATCGTTCGAACGATTGTGTCAAAAGTGGTCGGCGCGCGGGGCATGATGCCGGAGTCGCTGGCGATGAACGCCGACGGTACGCCAAACGTGGCGTTC